GTTCATAATGAACGAGAATATATAGATTTTATCAAGGCATATAATGGTAGGATGAATTGTTATACTACGGTTTATGACTTTGCAAAGTTTAATACAAAGTATGATTCCTTTGGGATTGAAATTAGTGAAGTGAATCAAGAGTCAGTTATTTTAGATAGAATCTTTTTAGATTTTGATGCACATGGACAACCTTTAGAAGAAGCACTTATTGATGTTGTAATAACTATTGATTATTTAAAAATGCATGATTACTTATTTAATATATTATTTTCTGGTAAAGGTTTTCATATATATGTATATGGCTCTACTACCAATAATATTAGAAATATTCAAGCGTTTTTCAATGAAATATTACTTTATATTCAAGACCTTAGAAGTAGTGCAGAAACAGTATTAGATACTAATAATGGAACTACCTTAGATAATTCTGGTATTCAAACTTATAGACTTAGAAGAATTGGTAACACTATGAACATGAGTGCAAATTTATATTGCATTCCTCTTTTGTTAGAAGATTTAGATAAGGATATTAAAGAAATAATAGAATTAGCAAAACAACCGAGATTAGGAATTAAAACAAATTATGGACATGAAAAAGTAATTTGGCCTAATGTTCCATTCGCAACAGAAGTTCCTAATGATATATCAATTGTAGAATCAATTGGAAAAATACCAATAGTGCCTTGTTTACAAAAAGCAATAATGGTAGAAAATCCTACACATGAGGCAAGAGTATATGTTACTGCATGGTATAGAGATATATTATCATTAGGTGAGAAAAACATTAATTATGAATCAAAAGCGAATATAATAAATTTAATACTAAATGAATTAGAGGCAATTTCTAATTATAATCAAGTATGGTTAGATTGGGATAAAGAAACTACTAGATACCATGTTAGGTATATTGTTGATGGAGAATATTCTGCGCCTAGTTGTTCTAAATTAATAAGTAAAGGTTATTGTGCAGGTAAATGCTGGAGGTATGAATAATGACATTATATATAGATGATAGAGAAAAATCAATATTTTGCGAATTGATAAAAAAGAAGGCAAAAAAGATGAACATAAAAACTAAAATAAATAGAATAGAAGTTGGTGATTATGTAATTGGTGATGTTTGTTTTGAAGCAAAATCAACTCAAGACTTTATGGTATCATTATTCTCCAAAAGACTTTGGACTCAATTAGATAACATGGATAGATGTTTTGATGTTAATTTTGTAATTATTTATGGTTCAATTGAAGAGGCTTGTGAAATTGGTAATCATATGAAAGGGTTTGATAATATACCACCTAAATCTAAAGATGCTTTACTAGAAAATAAACTAAGAGGCGCAATTGGTAGAATAGAATTAGATACTGATATTCAAGTAATTTGGACTCGTAACGAAAATGAGGCGGCAGAAAGATTAATAACTATCGCTAAAATGGCTCCTATTGACCGCAATATAATTAAACCAACTATTCATAAACGAATATCAACTAATGATGTTAGAGTTGATATGTTAGCAACAGTTAAAGGAATATCTGAGAAAAAGGCAAAAGACCTTCTAAACCAATTTGGGTCTATAATGGAAGTTGGTGAATGTAACATTAATGAATTGTGTTATATAGATGGTATGGGCGAAACCGTTTCAAAACGCCTAAGTAAAGTTTTAAATTCTGAAAAGAGAGTGATGTTATGACCGATGAAGATATGTATGATGAGTTTGATAATGACGATGATACTCCAAAAGGCCCAGATAAAAAAGATTACCCTTTACCTGAAATGGTAGACAAATGGGTTAAAGCAGGAAGTGAATATTCAAAACATAATGAATTTCCATTAAAAATGTGCTATTTTAATATTATGGGCCAAGTATTAAAGGATTTTGTAACAATACCAATTGGTGCAAATAGGTTAGATACTAGATTTCATTTCATTTGGTTGCAAACTGCTAGAACTGGAAAGTCTGCGGTCTGGAAATTTATGGATGGAACTTTAAAAGGCGTATATGAACAAATAAATAAACTTAAACTTAATGAGGAAACAGTAACAATAAAAGAAATTGATGATAATGGTAATGAAACTGAAAAAACTATAGAAATAAGAGAGATTATACAAGATAATGATGTGTTTGATATTAGTGTATATACTAGTGCGGCCTTAATAGGAACTTTTATTGAAAATAATGGTGGAACTGAAAAGTATATTGATAAATTTGATGATGGAGCCTTAATAATAAAAGAAGATGGGGAAGAAGCCGTTATTTATGATAGTGAAATACACGCACCTTTAGAACCATATATAAATAGAAGAAAAGTATTTATTCCGGGGGCTTTAAAAGGAAGTGGTGTTGCCCATTGGGATGAATTTGAGTCTAGTGGTATATTTAACATAAAAAAGCACAATGAAGATATGTTATTAACATTTCAAACTTTTATGAATGATATTGATACCGAAAGTGACGGTCATGTTATGACTAAATATTTAGCCGGTGTAGACCATGTAGGTAAATGTGATTCTAGGCGTTCATTATATGCAACATCATATGTTCCCCAAAATTTAGGGGAAGTAATAAGAAATAGTGGTGTATTACAAAGGGCTTTTAATTATGTTAATGAAGTTCCTAGTGAACTAATTGATAAAATGCACGAAGAGGTTATTGCTAATATAGGCATTAAAATAAAACATAAAGAACCAATAAAAGAGTTCCAAACACATTTTGTTGATATTTGGCAAAAAACACTAGAAAGATATAAAGAGGTAGATTGTGACCCAACTGAGGTTATTAAAATACCAAGACCAGTAGTAGATGTAATTAATACTTATAGGCGAAAATTAACCAATGAGATTGCAACTTGTCGACCGGAAATAATAAAAGCAGTTCAATCCTTTAGTATAAATTTAATTCTTTACCAAGTAAAACTTGCTACTTTCATAGCAATATCAAGGGGCGTATATTCCGTATCTATTGGTGATGTGCATTGTGCGGGTGAGTTGGTGGAGAACACTTATAAGTCATTGGTTGTGTGGCTGGAACAGGGGATAAGGATTCAACGCCAATCCCTAAGTCATAAGGCTGGAATTAATGACTTTAAACAAAGTTACTTTGATTGTAAGAAAGATGACGATGGTTTTGTAAATAAAAAAGTATTTCTTGAAAAATCCGCTACTTCACTACGATTATCCCCAGCACAAACATATGTACGATTTAACGAATTACAAGATAAATTCATTGAAAGAAAAATTGGGCGTAGTGTTTATATTAAATATGATGGTGATTAAAGATGATAACTTGGGAACATACATACGTAATTTTTGATGTAAAGAAGGGGCCAAAAGTAATGAAAGAAACTCTAAATACTCATGGTGAAGAGGGTTGGCAATTATGCTCAATAATTAATGTTGGTGGTGAAAAACTTTGTGCGTTTTTAAAGCGTTGTGAAGAAATAGAATCAGAAGATAAATCAGCAGAAGCAAAATCTGAATTAATGAATATTTGGAGCGATAAAAATGGCGAGTGATGTTTTAGCCTTTGATATTGAAACAAAAAATCTTTCAAATGAAATTGGTGGTTGGAACAATACCCATATGTTTTTAGTATCAACAGTATCAACATGGGATGGAGATATTGCTAAAGTCTATGTAGATGAACCAGAAAAAATATCTAAGGGAGAATATCAAGTATTACCAATGCGCCAACTAAAATATGATTTAGATGACCATTTTGAAAAAGGCGGAAAATTATTAGGACATAATATTGCAGGATTTGATTTACCCGTTCTAAGAGATTCATTAGATATATTTTGTATAAATAAATATTTTAAACATAATCAATATATTGATACTAGTAAAGTCATAACTAAAGTTTGTGGAGAAAGAATTGCATTACAAAATATAGTAGACCATACTTTAGGAGAAAGTAAATTATTAGAAAGTCACGATGCACCGGCATTATGGAAAATGGGTGAATATGATACAGTAATTAAATATTGTTTAAGTGATTCTAAATTAGTATATGATTTATGGTTAAAAGGGCAAAGTGATACAATAAAAGCATTCAGTATAAATAATAAGGAAGTAATTGATATAGAGGTGGTATGGTAATGGAAAGTGGAGAAGTATTTGCATGGATTTTTTTTCTGATAATAATAACGATTTTATTCTTTGCAGCGTTTGGTGGCAGCGAGTATAATGAACAGAATATTGAAGAATATATGAGCAGAATTACTAATGAAGAAAAACGAAGGAAAACCTAATGGCATTAAAACAAACCTGTTCGGCTTGTAATGAGCAAACAATTCCCCTTAGACTTATGGGAGTTTATGTAGGCTCTAGTGATTCTATAAAAATATGGCAATGTCGTGATTGTAACCATATTTGGACTTTTAACACTCCAGTAGTTAAAGCCGGACTATGATGTGTTTTCCTTCCCCCTGTGATTTAGACCATTACGGCTCATTATGGTCTAATGAGGGGAAAGCCTTTTTTTTTGGTCAAATTTTCAGTAACATCGGGATAAAAGTTTCACGCCTATCATGCTACATTAACTAATCCTAAATTAGATAAAACATTAGCAACTGCTAAAATTTTAGCATCTAATTCGGCAACTGAGGGAGTAGGTGAACCAGCCGTCATTACTGCCAAATCCAGAACAGGAGTAACAATTGCTGATGCGGCGTAAAAGCCAATTTTAGCAGAATCATGTCCACCAATAGAAATACTATTATCACTTGAATCAACTGAAATAATATCATATGAATCACTTTTTACTTTGAAATCAACAGTTGTTAATCCACCATTATTAAATATTACACTAGCAATAGCAGCATCAAATCTCATAACTTCTGTTGAAGTGGTAGCATCATTTACTTTAAAAATCATATCTTGATTTGATACTGTATTTTCAATAGTAACTTCACCACTAGTATCACTTGTAATACTCATAGCCTCAACATAATTATCACTAGAAGCATAGCCAATAGATAAACTATGGTCATCTAAATCAGTAGTTAAATATTGAATAGGTCTATCGGTTGCATCATTGTCAGTACCGCCTACTGATTTAATTACTGCTATTGGAATATCATCTGCTACCAATTCTGGTACTTTATCAGTATTAGTATTTACTCCTCTTAATACAATAGAATTATCAGCCTTAGCAACTAAAAATAAATATACATCAGAAGAAGCATCGGGCGTTATATCAACTGCCCCTGTTCCGGGATTATAGGATGCACTTAAATTAATATTTGTGGTTGTTCCACTTCCACTTCCTATTTGAACATATTTACCTTGTCTAAAACCTGCTCCACCCTTAACTTGTAATCGTGTAACACTACTATCAGTTGTTTGTGTAATATCAAAATCAGTAGCAGATTCTTTAATAATATAAGTACCTTTAGTGGCTAAATGTAGTGCTTTAAATATTCCACTATGCGGGAAATCTAAATCATCTCTAATTTGATTAGTTGGAGTTTCATCCATTTCGCTTAAAAAGTGGGGATTAACTGCCATTATTCCACCTCCATTATAAATGTAATATCTATTTGGTCACTACTAGAAAATGGCCCTACTCCATCAAAACTCATTCTTGATAACATTGTTGATTCGGCACTATAACTTGTAGTTGTTCTTAACTCATCAAAATTATCATCAGTTGGTGTTGTAGCACTAAAAATTGCAAACTCTCTAATAGTATGCCCTTCTATTTGACTACCTGTAAATGATACATTAAAATCAATAGTGCTTCTATCTGATACATAATTAGTAGTAGCCACATTTGCTGCTAATATTGGTACATCTAATACATTACCATCGGGATTGGTTGAATCACCACCCGTTCCCACATTCGCTGTTTGAAAGAACTCCTTAATAAAGAGTGCTACCTTTTCCTTTGCTTTTTCTGTTATCATACTAAATCCTCATCTAATTCTGTAGTAGTATCAACTGTTCCTAATGATGTATTAAATCCAATTGGCGCACCTGTATTTGTTCCACCTGTGGTGAGAGTATCAATCGCATAATTAAATCCTATGGTAAAGGGGCTACCTGTTGGAGAAGTTTTCTTAATTACAAATCTTAATTCTTTTAATGCAAAACTTTCGATAAAATCAGTAGTATCTGTTTGTGTTTTAAACTTATCTGCTCTTAAATAGGCAGAAGTTTTCTTTTGAGTTTGTATAATTTCAGCAAATCTTTCACTAAGACCCTTATTATATTTACCTACTTCTAACTCCATTAAACCATACATTTTATGTTTAATTTCTAATATTAAGTATTTTCCTTTATTAATCCTATGTTCAGGAAAATCTAATGTAATTATATCTCCGGGTTTAATTAATTCCAAACCTACTCCACTACAAGTAATTGTAATTCTATAGTTATCTTCTCCATGTATTTTCATCAATGTAGATGCTCTTTCATTAACTTCCTGTTGAGTTCTTAAAGTATCATCAATTTCTTCTAAAGTTTTTTTACCTCTTTTATTAATTGATTTTCTATCTCTCCTAACAGTTTTAAATCCAGCACCATAAACATTAATTTCATTAAAATGGTCAAATAAAGATTCATTTTTAGTAATATCCATTATATTTATATCATTTTTAGAATTTAATTTAATATCAATATAATCTAAAGTTTCAGTATCGGGTCTTAATTTAATTCCGTCTGGAGTAATAACAATTCTTTTATCTTTAAAGTTAGCCAAAAATTCAACTGCACTATATAATTCAGCCCCTCTAAAATCTGGCGCAATGAAATACGGAAAGGTTTTACTAGTTTTAGTATAAGTTATATTTTCAGTTTCCAATAAATCATTAATAATTTGTTCTGCTTCTTGACAAATAGTAACTGATGATGCTATATTAGCAATATCTGGCCGTTGTATTTTATTAGGTGTTGGTGTATTAACTGTAAATATTTCTCCAATAGAAACAATACCTACCATTTTATCAAACTCATCACTAAATTTTAATCTACAATCATTAGTAGTTGCTGTTTGAACAGTCATAGTTTTTCTATGTTTAGAATTACCATCATGTAATAATACATCATATGCATTATTTGGTTCAAATCTTTTACTACTTCCAAATACTGTTGAGTGGGTTCTAGGCACTAAAAATTCAGCATCTGATTCTGTATTATCCATATCAACTAATACATACATAGATTGTACTGCTTCATTATATCCATGTTCATTCTTTTTACCTTTAACATATCCATTTTCCCATAAATTAATATGACCAATATCCCCGAACATTTCGTCTGAATCAGGTCTTTTAGTATAATTTGAACTCATTTTATACAAATCAATTTGTGATGGAGTATTGGGCCAAAGACAAGTTTCAGCAGGTTGCATAACTCTATAAAATTGTGACATAGTTCCCGCATTATCTACTGTTAAATGATGCACACTTGTTCCAGAAGCAACAGTTGATGTTGTTATTGTATGAGAAATAATATAGTGCATTTTATATGGATGAGTACCTTCCATAGATACTACTGCTGCTTTACCTATATCAGCAACATCAGTATCATCCCAAGTACTTTCAAAACCACCACTACCAGCACTATTTAATGTACTCGAATAAGTTTCATATGCTTCTGTTCCTACTAAATAACAACCTGTTAAATTAGGACAATATTTTAACCATTGATTGTCAGTATTTGCTGCCGCATCTAATACAAAGGTTAATGTTTTAATTGCACCATTAGCACCAGTTCCGGGATTATGGACATTAGAATGACTATAAGTGCTAGTACAACCTATATTATTTCCAACATGAAGTAAAGGTTTAATAACAAAATGTATTCCATCTGCAATTGTATCAGGAGAAGAAGCACTAATAGCAGTTTCATCAATTTTAGTTTGTGCAAATTCTACTTCTTGTGAATTAAAATCAGTAGCAGCAGAACCATTATATTTCTTTTGTTGAGTATTAGTATAGAAAAATGTCCATTCATTACTAGAACCCGGCTCCAATTTAGCAGTAGTATCTCCTAAATCAATTACTGTGCCAATATCAACTTTCCATTCCCCTTTATTTTCAATATTATACCTACCTATTACTACTGCTTTGCAACCTCTATATGCATGAACTTGAGCAGATTCATTAAATAAATCATTCATTAATCTAGATGGGTGTAATGCTTTTTGTTGTTGAGAAACAGCAGTATTAATAGACTTTTGTGTTGTATTTAACGGGCTTAAATAATCAGAACTAGAACCTGTTTGAAAAACAGGGGGCATTATAATTCCACTAATTGATAAATCTTGAGTTGAAGCGCCATTATCCCAATTATTATCCCAATTGGCAGAAGTTCCACCGTTAGGATGCGCCCCTCTAATAATAGCACCTTGAGTTGGCATTAATGGTTTAGAATTGGCTGTATCAATATCCCATAATGAATTTTCGCCGCCTCGACCAGAAACAGTAGTTATTCTCCATGAAGGGTCAGCAGTACTATTACTATCGTAGGCTAATAAATGTAAGTTACCAACATATAAAGCCCCATCAATTAATTTTGCTGCGGCAGTTAAAGAAATTTTACTAGTAGAACAACTAGAATCACCAACCCCAATATATCTCCCATCCTTTGTAAATACTCTTACACCATCACCAAATATTATTCCACCGGAGCCATTATCATTAGCAATATTTATTTCTGTTTTATCAGCACTATATTCACCAACATTAGCAATAGTTATATTACTACCTATTGTTGAATAAAATGAAGTATATTCTAGAGGTAAAAATCTAGCATACGATGAACCCCCTACTCCATCTCTTGTAAAATCTGGAGGTAATTCTGTATCTAATAAATTAAAATGCCAATCAAAAGTTAATTCTTTTAATCTCATCAATCCTACTCTTTTCATTTCATTACCACTAATACTAGCAGATTTAATAGGTAAAGTTTCAAATGAATCATCAATAATGGTTTCTCTAGATAAAGAACCTAAATAATTAGAATGAGTAATATTAGATTTTTCCTTAGTAGTTTCCCCTTTAATTATTAAACTATAATTAGTTAAATCTCTAGCAGTAAGGTTAGCATCATAGGCTGGTAAATCAAATCCTAAATTATGTTGTCTTGTCATACTATCCGGCCATAAATCCCCGCCTGTAAAAATAAACCATCTAAGCATTTTAGGGTCAATAATTTCCCATCTATCTTTTAATAAGGATATAGCATTATGTTTATAACCTCTTAATTGTTCATGTGAATTACTAAGTGTTATATCCCATGCACTATCTTGATGACCAGCACCACCATCAGAATCATAGTGAGGCATTTTATCTAAACCGGGAAAAACAACAGTAGCATGAACAGGGTGTATTGTATAATCTTCATATGCACTACCACTAGCAGGGAATATACCTCTAGTTTCATGTTTAAATTGTTTAGTACGCTCAATAGTATTATATTTATCATGGTCATTTATATTTAAAGGTGCGCCACCAGTCGATTTATAAGCATAAGCATAAGCACTAACATTTCCTCTATTTCTAGAATAAGAACTTTTAAATGCACCAGTTTCTAAACGCTTTGTCATATAATAAAGACTACCTAAATGGCCTTTTTGTAAATTAAAATATCTATAAACAGGTTGTCCAAATTGTAGTATATTACATACATTACTTTCACCACTAGCAATAAGCCCATCTACTGTTGAATTTTCTTGATATGAAAATGTAATTGGTTTTTGTGCAGTAGATAATCCTGAATTTACTAAATGTAAATAACCACCATTTCCTAATCCTTGAGTATTTAAAAAATATAAATGTTCATTTTTTTTATCACTAACATATAATTCAGTATTATCTAATAATATTTGTTTTAATGGTTCTTTTAATATCATAACATATGTTAAAACTCCTGCACCAGCAGTTGCCGATGCACTTCCAGCAGTATAAGTATATGCTTCAATTCTTTCTACTTTTCCAATATAAGTACCATCAGATTTATATAAATCAGTTCCTCTAGGAATAGTTCCATGTGCATTAACCGCACCACCACCACCATAATCTAATAATATTTCATAGGTATAATTAGCAGCATAATTTGAACCATTATTGACAAATAATCCAGTAGCAGTAAAAGTTCTAAATCTAATATCTTCAGAATTATTATCCATTCTTGCTAGTATTGCTGGACAATTAGGGGCTAATTCTATAATAGTTTCTCCTTCTTGTGAATCAATTGAAACTACTTCAAAATTAGTAATTGAACTTATAGTATTCACTTCTGAATAAGTAAGGCTAGTAGATAATTCATCAGTTAATTTTGCAACATAAGGTAAATCATCTCCAAATGCTGAAATAGTATTTAAATAATATCCTCTAGCATTTACATTAGAATATGACGATGTTCCTTGTAATGAAGCCCCATCAGTAGTTGGTATTCCACTCACTTTAGTTAATTTTAAACCAGAATTAAAAAATAATCCTTTATTTGCAGTTCCTCGTAATGAAGTAACCGTAGAAGATGCAGAAGAATTGGCTTGAATAGCCTTTCCAAAACTAATAAATTTATTATCTGAGTTTGATATAAGTATTATCCACGCATTGTCAGGTATAACAGTTAAACTACCTTCTTCTAATGTTAATACAGTATCAGACCTATTAATAACAAAACCAATTAGCGTTATTGCAGTATCAGAATCTAATAACCCAATAACATCTCCTATTGCTACACTATTTCCTGAATCAACAGTAATAGTAGCATCACCAACAGCAGTTACTCCATTAGCATCAGCAACTTTACTAGTAGAATATAAATGATTTAAATGATTTGAATGTACCCAATCCTCGGAATAAAGATAATTTTTATTTATAATTGGCCCTAATAATTTATTAATATTATTTCTACCATATATTTTGTAAAAGAATACTCCCTCTTCAATATTTTCCTCAATATTTTCTATAATACCATTGAATAAAATTTTATCAATATAAAAACTACCATTAAAATAATCTAACATATTTGGATATGATAGTGATTCTTTTTGATACATAGTAACTCTAGGAGTATCTAATTTAACATAGCCATTAACTGAATCTCCATATTTAATATCAATTCTATGTCCAGAATATTCTCCACCTACTAAAACTATTTCTAACCCATTAATTCTAGAATCATCAAAATCACTTAAGGCACTACCATTATATGATATAGCACTAGCGGCTACTTCTCTTGAATCAGCGTTAGCGTGAGTTACTACTGTATCAATATTAAAATCTACTAATAGTGTTTCTGTAATTTTGCCCCATTGTTGCCTTGTAGCAGTTGAAGCACTAAAAGAAACTGCTAAATTACCGGAAGTAAATACTGCCGCATCATATTTACGATGATGACTCATTGTTAAAACTTGCTCTAAAGAATTAGTAGATGAATTAAATGCCGGAGCAGCAATAGCAGATAATTTATAATAATAATCCCCAATCCTAATTAGTTCAAATTCACCACTTGAATTTTTCAAAATTATTCTTAAATCTTGATTAGCAGATAAAGCCGTAGCAGTAATAGTATTTGCGCCCGATGTTCCACTATAAGTGCCAAATAAATTTGCATTAAATTTATTATTAAGAGTACCATCTATAATTTTATGTCTAACTTTAATAGGGTCATATTTCTTAATTTTAAGGCCCATAATTTTATGGGGGTCAACAATTTTACCTTCAAAATATGAACCTGTTTTTGTAATAGATTGGAAAACACTTATATTCATAACTCTAGGAATAAAATTATTTTTAATAGCAGAATCCGAATAATGAATATATCTTTTAGGCCCAGTAAAAGAACCACTTGTTTGAGCAGCAATTTTATTATCAGTAGTACGCTGAATATTTTTAAAACAAGAGTTCCATTCTGTATAAGTATGAGTATAAGAAGTAGTGCTAGAACCATATAATTCCACACCACCACTTGAAGCAGATGGTGTATCATTAGTTACATTATTATCTACTAAAACAGCAGTTGTTGTATATGGGCCATAATCTATAACTTGTAATCCATAATCAGATTCAGTAACAAAATGAGTTAACCCTAATACTTCTGATGAACCATCCCATCTAGAATAATATAATACATATTTAGTATTATGGTCTAGTTGATTATCCTTATCTAAACGGTCATTATAAAAATAAAATAATGGTCTAACACAATTAGTATAAATATCATGGCGAGAATCTGACCCACTACCGCTTCCTTGCCCCCCATACATTAGAGCAATAACACTAGTATCAGTTAATAATGGCCCCTTATAAATAGCAAATTTAGTACCTTCGGCAATTTCACCATTATATGCTGGTTCAAATTCAAATGAATCTCCAACAACATCATCAGTAGTAATTTCATTTATACGAGCAAAATGATGTTTTTTATAATCATCAGCGAATATCATTACAAAATAATCATTAGTATCTATAAAATCTGATGCAAGTATTTGTCCGGTTGATGGACTAGCAATATGACATTTAATTCTATATCCGGGAGTATTTTCTAAATTTTCTAAATAACTAGCAACCGTAGTATCATTTGGATATATTCTATTTAAAGTGCTATAAGTATTAGAATATGATACTCCACCAGTAAAAGTTAAAGTTCCATTTGTAACTGACCCACCCGTAGTTGATACACTTAATTCAAAATGTGTGCTATCTGTAATTGATGCTATGTATGCACCAGCAGGTATTCCAGTTCCACTAACTAATAAACCCGCAACAATCTTAGCATTAGCATCATGGGTAATAGTAGGGTCATTATTGTAATCACAAGTTGCATCTGTAAATGCCGCTTGACTACTTAATGCTGAATTATCATCATGAATTTCATAACATACAACAGAAGCCGCCGCAGTTAAATCATTCTTTAATACTGGATTTGTAGGACAATCCCAATTAATATTTTGACTTGCCGCCGCAGGTGAAGTAGCAAAACTACTACCAACAGTTAAAGCATATTGTGTCATAAATCCACCTCTTCAAATCTATAATAAACTAAAATGTCATCAAATCTAGGAGCCAAAGTATAAAGAGAATCATATTGTTTTTTAACTCCTTTTACTACTGCAAATTCGTGTATTTCTCCAAAAAATTGAGTAGTATGTCCTGTACTTGGTATTTGTCCAATATACATATCT